CGATGCGCTTTGTTGCCCGTATTTCTACCGGCGGCAGCACTGAGATTAAGGTTGATGCGACTTCACTTGATAGTGATTATCTATTTGCTATTCCCAGCGCGACTTCGGCTGACTACACAGTTGGTGAATATCACTACCAGCTAGAGATTGAGCGCAATAGCGACAATGAACGCATCATCGTTGACCGTGGTCAGATTAAGGTTTCGACAGACTTCGACAATCAAGTTGACCCGCGTCATCACGCTGAAATTATGCTTGGCAAGATTGAGAGCATCCTCGAAGGCAAAGCCGATAGTGATGTGTCTAGCTATTCAATCGCTGGCCGCTCATTGACCAAACTAAGCCCAGAAGAATTGGTCGAGTGGCGCAACCACTATCGCAGAGAAGTTTCAGCCATTAAGCGGCAAGAAGCAGTTAAGCACGGGCGTAAACCCAAAAGCACAATATTGTTGAGGTTCTAAAATGGCATTATTTGATTTTCTTAGCCGCAAAGAGCCAGTCAAACGCTCTCGCTTACCGCGTCAGTATAGAACGTATCAAGGAGCTAACACCGGCCGCTTGTTCGCAGACTTTATGGCATCCAACACTTCTGCCGACGCAGAACTTAGCTTGGCCTTGCCAACGCTCCGCAATCGTAGCCGCGATCTTGCTCGAAATAATGAGTACGCTCGCCGCTTCTTGCACCTCATCAAAACTAATGTGATTGGTGAGAGTGGCTTCACACTGCAAGTTCGCGCGCGCAACGATGACACCAGCTTAGATGTTCGCGGTAACCAGATTATCGAAGACGCATTCCGTCGCTGGTCTAAGATGGGCAGCGCGGAAGTATCCGGCCGTATGTCTTGGAAAGACTGCCAATCATATGTCGCCGAAGCACTGGCCCGTGATGGTGAGGTCTTTGTCAAGAAGGTGCGAAACAGACGCTACCAAGATGGCTTCAGCTTGCAGTTCATTGAGCCGGAACGTGTTGACCACGATAAGAATGGCCGCGCCAAGAACGGCAATCAAATCCGTATGGGTGTCGAGATTGATGAGTTCCAGCGTCCGGTTGCATATCACGTTCTGACCGGTCATCCGAATGACACATTCTTCATCAAGGATAATCACGAGAAGAAGTACCAAGTCATTCCGGCCGACGAGATTATTCATATCTTCATTCAGCAGCGCCAACACCAGACGCGCGGCGAACCATTTATGGCGCCTGTAATCGGCAGCTTGAAGATGCTTGGCGGTTACCGCGAAGCTGAACTGGTTGCCGCTCGTGCAGCCGCAGCCAAGTTCGGTATCATCACCACACCATCCGGCGATGAGTTTGTCGGCGACGATGAAGACGAAAACCAAATACCGATTGTTGATATGGAGCCGGGTTCATACAGTCAGTTGCCGGAAGGCCACGACTTTAAGATGATTGACCCAACGCATCCGACGACTGCGTTTGGTGAGTTCGAGGCTGCTGTGCTTCGCGGTATCGCATCTGGCCTGAATGTATCTTATACCAGCTTGGCGAATGACCTGACCGGCGTTTCATATTCCTCTATCCGTCAAGGCACGATTGAAGAGCGCGACCATTACAAAATGCTGCAATCATTCTTGATTGAGCATTTTTGTGAGCCAGTATTTTCATCGTGGCTCGACAGTGCACTTGACTTTGGTGCGTTGAACATTCCGGCCACGCAAGAGAAGTTCAATAAGTTTGCCAGCAATGTTCACTTCCGTGGGCGTGGTTTCGCTTGGGTTGACCCGCTCAAAGAGATTAACGCAGCAGTCACTGCCATCAACAACGGCCTCATCAGCATGAATGATGTTGCCGCTAACTATGGTCGAGATGTCGAGGAACTGTTCGCACAAATCCAGAGCGATAAAGAGATGGCCGAGCGTTATGGTCTGAAGATGGCTTTCGAACCGTTTGGTACGAAGCAGCCAGCCGAACCAGATGTAACAGGGGATGAAGATGGCGAGCTATAAGCCGACTGACGGAATGGTTATCGCCGCCAAGCGCGGTCTTGAAATGCGCCGCAAGTATGGTCGAGGCGGAACCGAAGTTGGTGTCGCTCGTGCGCGAGATATTGTTAACGGCAAGAGCTTGTCTGAAGAAACTGTCAAGCGTATGCATTCGTTCTTCTCTCGCCACGAAGTAAACAAGGCGAAGCATTACGACGCCAAGAAGCCTGATGGCGGGCCAACGTCATTTAGAATTGCGTGGGATTTGTGGGGCGGAACAGCCGGTCAACGCTGGGCGCGCGGCTTGACTAAGATTATTGATAAAGAAGAACGCGCCGAAGAAGTCAGCGATACAGTTCGCACTGCACTGGCGAAGAAAGCTGCCGACCACAATGAGAAAGTCGGTGAGACAGCATCGAAGCGGACAAGCACACGCACATTGATTGCCGTATTCCGCCGTGGCGTTGGAGCGTATAAGACTAACCCCGGCAGCGTCCGTCCAACAGTTAAGTCTGCTGACCAGTGGGCATACGCGCGCGTGAATAGCTTTTTGTATGTGCTACGCAACGGAAAATTCCGTTCTGGCAAACACGATACGGATTTGTTACCATCAGGACATCCAATGTCGAGTAAAGAACGCTCTGATGATAATTTTGATTATATAGGATTTGAAGCAATGACTGACCTTAGAGAAACCAACGAAGAAATCGTTGAGGAAATCGTTGAGGAAATCGTTGAAACAACTGAGGCGGAAGAGCGCCACGTTGTTGCTGTTGAAGATAATGAAGACACAGTAACCGTTGTTTACGCGAAGCACGAAGATGAAGAAGAGGCCGAAGAAGAAGTGGAAGAGACCACCGAAGAAGAAGCCGACCGTGCAGCGCCGACCGAACTGAGCCATCGCGCCTCTGATATGAAGACCGGCACGATTGATGAAGAAACCCGCCGAGTAAAAATTGCAGTCTCCAGTGAGAAACCTGTTGAGCGCAAGTTCGGTGCAGAAATTCTCGACCACTCCGAAGAGAGTGTTGATTTGTCGTTCCTGAAGTCTGGCCGCGCGCCATTGCTTTTGGATCACAACCCAACACAACAAATCGGCGTGGTTGAAGATGTGGCCTTGGATGCCTCGGCTCGTGTGTTGCGAGCGACAGTGCGTTTCAGTCGAAACGGTATGGGCAAAGAGGTCTTTGATGACGTCACGGATGGCATCCGTGCGAATATCAGTGTTGGCTACGCAGTCAACAAAATGGAGCGCGAAGACTCGGATAGCTACCGTGTTAAATCGTGGTCACCTATGGAAGTTTCCGTTGTGAGCATTCCGGCTGACACGTCAGTTGGTGTGGGACGTTCTAAGGAAGTTTCTGCTGAACCTAAAACTGAAACGATTATCGAAGTAAAGGAGACAGAAATGTCAGAAATCGATAAAGACGTTGTTGCAGCAGAAGCTCGTTCTGCTCGTGACAAAGAAGTCGCCGCAATCATTGAATTGGGCGCAAAACACAGCCGCAGCGACCTTGCTGCCAAAGCTGTTGCCGAACACAAAGACTTGAGCGAGTTCCGTGGTGAGCTTCTCGACGTAATCGGTGACAAGCCCCTCGAAGAAGCTGAAGTTGGCCTGACGAAAAAAGAAGTTCGTGAGTTTTCTGTTATGCGCGCTATCCGTGCAATGGCAAACCCGACTGACCGTAAGGCTCAAGAAGACGCTGCTTTCGAGCGTGAAGTATCTGAAGCTGCTCAAGCTGCTACCGGCCGTGAAGCCCGTGGCATCATGCTGCCGACTGAAGTTCTCCGCTCTTGGGCACAACGTGACATCAACACCTCGGACGACAGCGGATTGATTGCTGAAGACTTCCGTGGCGGTGATTTCATCGACGTTCTTCGCAACGCTTCTAGCGTTATGGCTGCTGGCGCAACTATGCTGAACGGTCTGCAAGGTAATGTTGCTATTCCGAAAAAATCGGCTGCTTCGTCTGCTGGTTGGATTGCAACTGAAGGTGCCGCCTCTGCTGAGAGCGAGCCTACCTTCGGTCAGGTTACAATGTCACCGAAAGTTGTCGGTGCGAACACGCAAATCACTCGTTTGATGATGCAACAGTCTTCGCTGGACATTGAAAACCTCATCCGTAACGACCTTGCTCAAGGCATTGCCTTGGCTATCGACGCTGGCGCATTGGCCGGTACCGGTTCATCTGGTCAACCTACAGGCATCAAAAACACTTCGGGCATTAACAACCCGACTGATTTTGCTGCTGCCAACCCGACCTTCGCAGAAGTTGTTGCAATGGAAACTGCCGTTGCTGAAGACAACGCTCTGCTGGGCAACTTGGCCTACATCCTGCCCGCCTCTATGTACGGCGCGCTGAAAACCACTGCGAAAGACGCTGGTTCAGGCCAGTTCGTAGTTGGCCCGGATGGTCAAATTAACGGTTACAACGCTGTTGTATCGAACCAAGTTACCGCTGGTGACTTGTACTTCGGTAACTTCGCCGACTGCCTGATTGGCATGTACGGTGGATTGGACATCGTTGCAGACCCATACAGCAACAGCACAAGCGGAACTGTTTCCGTAACTGCTTTGCAAACGGTCGATGTTGCCGTTCGTCATGCTGTCAGCTTTGCTGTCAACAACGACGGTGCGTAAGCATTAGAGTGATGGAGAGGGGCTTCGGCCTCTCTCCTGACCTTTTCTATTAAGGGTGGAAATTATGTATTATCTTATTCTGAAAAACACAGTTGTAGCCGGTCAGCGCGTTCAAGCGGGTGACGTTATTGAAATCGCAGCAGACGAAGCGGCATCACTGTTGGCAATGGGTCGTGTAGAGCAGACAGAAGCTCCGCAACCCAAGAAAACTAAATCAATCAAGAAGACCACTAATCGGGCTGTGACCGACTTTGACACTCCCGAAGCGGAGTAGTGAATGGCCGTCGAGACCGCCACAGAACTGGAAATATTTTTCAGCGCAGATGACTTCGGCGTAACGGCAACCTATACGCCGCTTGGTGGTTCTTCGTCTTCTGTTAAAGGTATCTATGACCACGAGTTCTACGAGGCAGAAGCTGGCGGAACTGTCGGTGTTGCTATAGAGCAACCTATATTCACCTGTAGGACATCTGATGTTGCTAATTCCGCTGAAGGTGACGCATTGGTAATCAACAGCGTTAATTATACCATTCGCGTTGTCCGTGATGATGGAACCGGCGTGACTGTTCTGGCGCTTGAGGAAGACTAATGGCACACGTCCGCAAGAGTATCCGCGACAATATCGCAACGACACTGACCGGTCTTACCACGACCGGCAGTAACGTATATGTTACCCGGCTATTTCCACTGGCGGCTGCAAAGCTGCCGGGCTTGTGCGTTTATACGCGCAACGAAACTATCCGTAACTCGACTATCCAACCGCCGAGGACACAAGTTCGTAATCTTGAGGTTATTGTCGAGGCGTATGTTCGTGGCACCGGGTCAGTTGATGACACGATCGACACGATTTCCGTTGAGGTAGAAGAAGCCCTTGCCACAGACCTAACTCGTGGCGGAAACGCCAAGGACACAACGGTCGCAAGCTTTGAGGTTGATTACGACGGAGAGGGCGAGCAATCAATAGGTGTGGCGCGCTTCACTATCGCCGTTGATTATGCTACTTTAGAGAACGATATTGAAACTGCCGTTTAGGGTGATAATATGGCAAAGCGAATTACAGTTTACAAAGGCTCTGATACGATGGAAGTCTGGGAAGACAAAGTCGAGAGCCTTGTGAAGAAGGGTTGGTCAACTGAGAAGGCCAAGCCTAAAAAAGCCGAGGTGAAGGCAAAAACACCAAAACCTGAAGCAACCGAAACCAATGAGGCATAGTTATGGCAACACATACAGGTAGCGAAGGAACGGTAAAAATTGGCTCAGACACCTTGGGCGAAATCCGTTCTTACACAATCGAAAGCACGGGCGAGACGATTGAAGATAGCTCAATGGGCGACGCCGCTCGCACATATAAAGCTGGTCTGACGACGTTCACGGCATCTTTCGAAGTCTATTTTGACGAAACAGATACTGCACAAAACGCGGTTGACGCTGGTTCATCTGTCACTTTTTCTGTCTATCCAGAAGGTGCAGACTCTGGCGACACCTATTACACAGGCTCCGGCATTGTGACCGGTCGTTCAATCACCGCAACTTTTGACGGTATGGTTGAAATGTCTTTGAGCGTACAAGGCTCTGGCGTACTGACCGAAACAACCGTTTAACATATAAAAGACAAGGGGTGGCACTATGTCTAAATTAAGCGAGCGTATTCGCGCCAACAGAGACGGGCGCGAACGTCAAAGTATAGAAGTAGAGGAGTGGGGCGAAGACGGCACTCCTCTACAACTATATTTCGGCCCAGTAACCGGTCGTGATATAGACCGGGTTCAACGGAAGCATAATGACTTCCTGACGAACCCAACTATGGCTTCAATGGTTGATATGATTATCATCAAAGCCGAGGATACTGAAGGTGAGAAGCTGTTCACCATCGAGGACAAACAGGTTCTTTTGGGAGAGCCAATTTCCACTATTGGTAATGTCTTCGGTGCTGTCTTTAATGCTACAAGCATTGAGGAACAGGAAAAAAACTGAGAGGCGACCCGTTCAGGCTTAATCTGATTGCTTTGGCTGAGAAGTTAGGTAAGACGATAGACGAGATTGAACAAATAACATTAAGCGAATATAATGAATGGGTCGCTTATTATGCAATCTTGAAGGACGCGGACAATGGCTGATATAAATATTATTGTTGCCGCCCAGACGGAAGACGCCAGGCGTCAGTTAGCTCAACTTCAACAGCAAGTAAAAAACACGTCTAATCAATTCGGTAAAGCCAAGGGCGTACACAATCAGTACGGAAAGCAAGTAGACAAAAATACTCGTGGCCTTTCGACTTTTGCGAAGTCCGGCTTGCAGCAGACCGGTTATCAAGTCGGTGACCTTATTGTACAGCTTGAGGGCGGCACTAGCTTTTTACGAGCTTTTGGTCAGCAAGGTTCGCAGCTTCTAGGCATTTTTGGGCCGTTTGGTGCCATTGCTGGTGCGGCGGTCGCTGCTGTTGCTGCTCTTTCGGGTGTATTTCTTTCCGCTAGGGAGAGCACCAAAAGCTTCTCTGAAGAACTAGGTGATTTAAACACACTTATCACCACAGCCAATGGCATTACAGGCACAGCCTCCGAGCGTTATGAGAGGCTTCGCAAGAAGTATGGGACAGTCACCGAGACGGTCAAGAAGTTGGCTAATGCAGAGGTGGCGTTGGTCAAAATACGACTTGAAAAAGCGTTCCTTAAAACGCGAGATGCCCTGACCAAGATGGGCGACAGGTTCGTCCAAACAAACAGGGAAATTGATGAATTAAAATCGGGCGCGATTGGCTTCAACACGCAATCTGTAACTCTGGCAAACGACATTGTTCGTCTGTCTAACGAATTTGGCATAATGCCAGAGGCGGTCAAAAAACTGGGCGTTGCGTTTAAGGAGTTCGGTGAACTGGAAAATGCCTCAGACGCATCTAAGAAGGCTGCTGAAATACTTCAACTCCTGAAGGGCAGCGAGACAGAGGCCGCTAGGTTGAGTGTTCTGAAACTGAAGGAAGCCCTCGTTGAGATGGGTCTATCAACAGCAGAGCTTGAGCGCATCTTGGAGGTTATGAATGAAAATGGTGGGGTGATAGCGGCAACTACCATCGCCACCAATCGTCTCGGTGAAGCTTTCGGCGCATCAGTTAAAGAAGCAGATGCTCTTGGCCAGTCTATTTCTGGCAGCATTGGTGCCGGGTTCAAAGATATTATCAAGGGAACTTCGAGCGTAGAAGATGCGTTCAGAAAGATGGCCGCTAATATTATTGATCAATTAATCGACGTATTGGTCATTCAGCGTTTGGTCGGGAATGTCGCTGGGGCAGACGGTACTGGAGGCACGGGCATCGCTGGCTTCTTTACTAACAAGCGCGCAATAGGTGGCCCGGTAACAACCGGCCAAACATATTTGGTTGGCGAAAAAGGGCCGGAACTCTTCACGGCCGGTTCCAACGGACGCATCATACCCAACAACCAAATGCAAGGTGGCGGAACAACTGTCGTGCAGAACATCAATATTTCCACTGGGGTATCTCAGACTGTCCGCGCTGAGATTGCACAACTTATGCCGCAAATCGCCAACTCAGCCAAAGCTGCCGTGCTGGATGCGAAGCAGCGTGGCGGCACATTTAGCAAGGCTTTCTGATGGCATATTCTTATCCACTAACACTGCCGACAGTCACTGGCATCCGCTCCATCAATCTGCGAGCGCGTAATGTCGTTGGCATATCTCAATCGCCATTCACGCTAAAGCAACAGGTTATTTCCCACTCAGGTCAACAATGGGAAGCAGAGATTGCGTTGCCGCCAATGACCCGCGCCGAAGGCGAAGAATGGGTATCGTTTCTGGTTAAGCTAAAAGGTCAGCAAGGAACATTCCTGCTAGGCGACCCATCAGGCGCAACGCCACGCGGCAGCGCAGCGTCTACTCCCGGCACACCATTAGTCAATGGAGCAAGTCAGACGGGCGGCAGTCTGACCATCGATGGCGCGCCAGCTAGTGCGTCTGGCTATCTAAAAGCTGGCGACTATATCCAGCTTGGCACATCATCGTCAGCAACGCTGCATAAGGTGTTAAATGATGTGACGACTAATGCATCAGGTGAAGCCGGTATAGACATCTATCCATCTATCCGCACAGCACCAGCCGATGATGCGGCGGTTACAGTCAGCAACGCAAAGGGCATATTCCGTCTTGCCAGCAATGAGACAAATTGGTCAATCAATGAAGTGACGCATTTTGGCATTACCTTTGCCGCAGTTGAGGCCATAACGTGAGCCGCGATTTACCAACAGCACTTGCCACAGAATTATTGGCGGCAGAGATTACGCCGTTTTTTGCTGTGGAATTATTCTTTCAGACATCTACATTGCGTTTTTGGTCTGGCTTGGGTGAGCAGTCTATTGATGGTGATACCTATGTTGGCAGTGGTAATATGCTCGCCATATCGACTATTGATGAGACATCTGAAGTTGCAGCCAAAGGCGCGACACTTACACTGTCTGGCATACCTAGCGAACTTATCAGCCTTGCACTGTCTGAGCCGTATCAGGGTCGCAAGTGCAAGATTTACTTTGGCGCACAGAACGCCAACGGCGAGTTTCTGTTGCAGGAAAATGAGTCTTTGTTGCTCAATGAGGACGGGTCTGCATTTTCCATCGCAGGTGACACAGAAAGCGTAATGGCTGAGATATTCACTGGCTATATTGACCAGATGAACATTGACGAAGGCGCAGAGACATCGACCATTGCTGTCGGCGTTGAAAGCCGATTGATTGACTTGCAGCGTCCGCGTGTGCGCCGCTATACACACGAAAGCCAAAAATCGCGCTTTCCAAATGATTTGGGCTTCCAGTTTGTCAACGACTTGCAGGACAAGAAGTTTGCTTGGGGGCGGTGATGCGCCTAGCAGAATGGTCACATAACTTAGACGATTTGATTGACAGTCTGCGCGACAAGCCGTTTGCGTGGGGTGAAAATGATTGTCTGAACTTTGCTAATCAAGCGCATCTGGCTATGACCGGCAAGCCACTAGCATCGGATTGGTCGGGTAATTATAAGACAGCCTTTGGTGCAAAGCGGCATTATCTAAAGCTGCTAAAGACGCAAGGCTTTACCAGCATTGAGCAAGCCCTAGACAAAAGGCTGACACGAATACACGTTAAGCTGCCGCCGCGTGGTTCACTGGTCGGTCGCCCAGCAGACAATCAAGTTACACAGATTGCGCTTGGTATTTGCATTGGTGACAAGGTAGCGTTTATTTCTGACGCAGGTGTGGTATTCTTACCGACACAGGCTGACGATATTTTCTGGGCGATTTGACATGTGGCACGTTTTACTTTTTTTACTATTCCTGCCGACTGCCGCAGAAGCTGGCCCAGTCGCTGCTGCTGTATCTTATTTGGCCAGTGCTGCGGCCACAGCATACGCTGCTGGAGGGTTTTTTGCCACGTTTGTCCATACTGTCGCGCTTTCGTTTGCATCTCGGCTTCTTGCGCCAGATATTAATGACATAAACGCTGGCAACAATTTGACTGGCTATGACGTAGCTGGCCTGTCACCAGCAGCAGACCACGCTATTGTTTATGGCAAGACTAAGGTCGGCGGCGCGATTGTTTATAAGGAAACAACGAACAGCAATAAAGATTTGCACATTCTAGTGGCACTGGCTGGTCACGAGATTGAAAGCGTTGAAGAAGTCTATCTAAACGATGAGCAGTTGACGTTTGCGTCAGGTCTGACAACGACATTGCAGACATCTACCGCACCAGATAAGTATGACAACAAAGTCTATTGCGCGGCGTTTCTTGGCGCAGATGACCAAGCAGCAGCTAGTGAACTGGTCACAGTGTCAAGCGGTCTATGGACAAACGACCATCGCTTGCAGGGCGTTGCCTATCTCTACATTCGCCTAGAGTTTGACCAAGAAGCGTTCCCGCAAGGTGAGCCGCAAATCTCTGCCGTGATTAAGGGCAAGAAGGTTTATAACCCGAATACGGAAACGACAGCTTGGTCAGCAAACGCGGCCTTGTGCTTGCGTGATTACTTGACATCTGGATATGGCATCAATGCGGACAGCGATGAGGTTGACGATACATCGTTTATCACAGCATTGAATGTCTGCGATGACGATGTAACACTGGCGGCTGGCGGCACTGAAAAACGCTATGAGGTCAATGGTTCATTTACGACAGGGACACAGCCAGACAAAATCATTGAAAGCCTAACCAAATCAATGGCCGGTTCGGTCTGGTATGCACAAGGCAAATTCCGCGTCAAAGCTGGCGCATATACAACGCCAGTCTATACATTCGATGAAGATGATTTGCGCGGCAATCTACAGATACAGACGCGCCGCAGTCGCCGGCAGAACTTCAACATCGTCAACGGCAAATTCTCTGGCGAAGAAAGCAACTGGATGCAGACTGACTATCCAGAGGTTCGCTTGAGTGCCACGACAATTACAGAGATTGATGGCGGTGAAGAAATTAAGACCAGCTTGGATTTGCCATTTACATCGACCAGCACAATGGCACAGCGCATCGCCAAAATCTTACTGTTCCGCAACCGTGAACAGATTGTGGTCAACGCCACAATGGGGCTTCGCGCAATGCAAGTTCAGGTTGGCGACATTATCAAGCTGACGAATACACGCGCCGGGTGGACGGAGAAAACATTTGAGGTATTGGCTTGGCAGTTTGCGCCGACAGGCGACACAATGCTTGAAGTCAATCTGACGCTAGGCGAAATCAGTTCGGCTGTTTATGACTGGTCTGCCGAAGAAACCGCATTTGAAACTAATAACACATCTTTGGCTGATGCGTTTATTGCGCCGCCAGTGAGTGTAAATGTCGTAACCGAAGCCCGTGTGATTAACGAAGGCGTGTTCACCGTATTGGGCGTGACCATTGATTCGGCCTCACCAGAGCGCATTGATTTTGTTGAGGTCGAATATAAGAAATCAACAGATAGCGTATTTACACAAGCGGGTGTTGGCGAGTTAGGCTTGTTTGAGATTATTGATGTTGAGAACACAAACTATGACATTCGCGCAAGGTCAGTGAACACATTTGGCATCCGTGGCGAGTATGAGTTGCGGCAGAATTATGCAGTCAACGCATTTGTCGATGCGCCAGATGATGTAACCAACTTCAACGCCACAGTCGGCGGCGCATTGCTGAACTTAGAGTGGGAAGCAGTTGACAATCTTGACTTGAGTTTCTACCGCATCCGTTACGCCATTGAAGAAAGTGGCGCAAGCTGGGCAAACGCGACAACGGCAGTCTATAAGGTGGCGCGACCAGCTAACAGCGTAACTGTTCCGGCGCGGTCTGGCACTTACACCATTCGCGCTTATGACAAGCTGGGCATTAACAGCACTAACTATACCAGCGTTGTCGTGCCAGCAGTTGACTTGGAAGATTTCAGCAACACCAGCAACCAAGCCGAACACAGCACGTTCTCTGGCAGCAAAACAAATCTGACGGTGACATCGGGCAACCTGCGCCTTACAAGCACCACAGGCGCGTCAGAGAGCAGCCCGGCGACAGGCACTTATGACTTCAGCAACTATATCGACACAGGCTCTGTGCGGCGTGTAAGGGCGCGTATAGACGCGGCTGTGATTAGGTTTAATGCTGGTGCTGGCCTGTGGGATGACATTGCTGGTAATTGGGATACTTGGTCTGGCTTGTGGGATAGCTGGTCTGACCCGCAGTTTGCAGACCACAATGTCTTGTTCTATATTTCGACAACCAATGATAATCCAACATCGTCGCCAACGTGGTCGGATTACAAACTATTTAAGGCTGGCGACTTTAGTGGCAGGGCGTTCCGTTTTCGTGTAGTATTGGTTTCAGAGGCCGAAAACATTTCGCCAAGCATCGATGAACTTACCGCAGTGGTGGAGTATAACTAATGGCAACACATGATTATGTAATTGATAACCAGACCAGTGCTAACGCACGGGCTGACATCAATAATGTTCTGCAAGCTATCTTGTCGAACAATAGCAGCGCGACAGCACCGACTGTTACCGCTGCAAATATGTTCTGGTATGACACTGCTAATAACGTGTTGAAAATGCGGAATGAAGCTGACACAGACTGGATTATTGTCGGCTATCTCGACCAAGCTGGCTCAAAGTTTGAGGTTCGCACCGATGTCATTCAGGCCGCGTCCGGCTCTGGCACTTCTGTCAAGAATAGCAGTGGCACGACTATCATTGACCTGTCGGTAGCATCGCAATCTACTGCCGAAGCTGGCACGAACAATACGCAAGTGATGACACCACTTCGCACATCACAAGCTATTGCAGCTTTGGCTGATACTGGTCTGAAGCACGTTGGCACGACTGAGCCGGGTTCAAACACCAGCACAATCACAGTATCGGGTCTGGGTAATTACAGCTATGTCAAGGTTGGGTTCTTGCTTAACATTACTTCTGAGAACTCCGCTTACCAGCCAACGTTCAAAGCTGGCGGCGCAAGCACACGCAGTTTGATTACACTTGAAGACACGATGGACTTAAATGGGCCGGGTGCTGACACAGCCGATTATGCGCGTTCCTATTTTGGCACTGTTGAGATTATGAACTTTAACAACGGTCAAAGCGGCATCGGCAAGCCAGTGTCAATGGTTTACTCGCGTAGAGAGGATGAGGTTGGGAGCAATACGGATGCCGGCGGTGAAGACTTAGGCACAGGTCAAAATTTGCCAGCCGATTATTTCTCTGCAATCTCCACCCGCAGCGAAGCGTGGTCATTCGTGCAGTTCACAACGTCTGGCACTTTCCGTGGCAGCGATAGTTCATTCGTTACAGTCTGGGGTATATAATGGCTGATAAGAAAATATCCGAATTAGATGCAATCACCGGCTCAAACACAGCCGCAACTGATGTGTTTGTCGTTGTCGATACCAGCACCGGGCAAACGAAGAAAATCACACGCGAAGAACTGAACAACGC